TCTCAGCAGTACCGAAAGATACAGGTACGTTTGCTTGAGTAGCTACGGTTAAAGTTGTGTTCTGCTCATTAGTTCCTTGTGGAGTAATTGCAGGCCCAGTCGATACTGTGTAATCGTTTGGTAAGCGAACGCGGAGTGTGCTTCCAATTTTCGCCCCGGTGCGAGCGAATTGATCATCATATTGACGGCTTACTGTGCGTAAAAACGCATTAGTTTGAGTAAACAGACGCACGGCTTCGTTCGTGATCTGGTTAATCGTTAATAAAGAATTCGTAGTCATTTGACTCTCCATTTAAATTGAAAAAAAGGAAATACTCACTTTTCGTCTTGGCTAGAGAGAAACAATTTACGCCTGTTACAATGATTAACGGTTCATTTCGACCTATAAATTGATTGTAAATCCTATCAAAAATAATTTCAATAGGATTTACTTATTTAGCGTCTTTTTCTTGCGTTTGCAGCTCTCCAACGAATCCATGCCTCAGAATCCGATGGATCAGGTTCAACAGTTCCTAAAGCTCTGCTTGAACCACCTTCTACATCACCAACAGGAGCTGGAGCATTTGACTTCTGTTTTCCAAGTTCCTTCGTTGCTTTTGATGATAATTTAGTCAACTCAACTCCCATTTGTAATGGACTTAAATTAGCTATTCTTATTGCCTCATTGATGTTTTCAGACTTACCTAAAAATGTAATGACTTTCTCAGGACTTGGAATTGCAGCTAAAGCCTGCAAGAATTCCTGACCACCGACACCAGCTAATTGTAAGTTTGTTACGGATTTATCGTAAACATCACCGAATTCTTCCTTAGCTTTTTGCTCAATTTCTGTCATTTTAGCCACAAAAGATTGTTGTTGAACTTGTTGCTCTGCTATTTGTTTAGCATAAGTCATTGCTAGTTCTTGAATATTCTCTTGAGGTTGAGCATACGTTTGCTCTGGTTGCTGTTGTGCTCTAGCTTGTAATTCCTCTAGCTTTTGCTTGGCAGCGTTCTTTTCGGCAGCAAGTTCGCCCATTCTACGTCTTGCCCAGTCAGGCAGTTCGTTGTATGAGTTCTCTTGTTTTGGTTCTTCTTTAGGTGTTTCTATTGGTTCTTGGTTTAATTCAGCGTCTATTTGCGTTGTAGCTGTATCTTCCATTATTGCTCCTGTTGTAAGTTGGGTAAATATTGACTAATAACCTGTGATGGATCGAAATTGGTATGCTCGTATTCCTTCGCAGGATCTTCTTCGTTCTCAATCTCCGTAACGGTTTTGTCGGTAATTTGATTGAGTTGTGTTGGACTTAACTGTCCAATTAATGCTTTCATGCGATCTGTTTCTGCTTTAAACGCATTAATTACGTCTTGACGTTCATTCTCGTAACGTAATGCTAAATGGTTCAATGCATCTACGTCAGCACGTTGTTTCTCAATAGCAATGTATTGTTGTTTCTCATTTAATTGTTCTGTTAATTGCTGAATGACTAATTGTTGCTGTTGTAACTGTTGCATCATGGCATTTTCTTGTTCAGATGGTCCAGTTCCTAAGATGTTTGGAGGTATCCAGTTACGCATACGCTCTTGCAACTTGTCAGCACCAGGAAAGTCTGCACTTCCCATATATAAATCACCAATAACTTGCGATAAAGCTGGTTGAGCAGTTAATAACTTAGTCATTGCATCAAACGCTTCTTCACGCTTTGTATCGTAACTTGGGCCACATTCTGCAACTACGTCATACTTACCAACATTAGGATTGAAAATAGTCTTAACCTTAGCTTCTTCTTCAATCTCGTTTTGCATAATAGCTTGTTTAGCCTGTGGATCAATCATAATTTGATCTTCAGAACCGTCTTCACCTAAGATTCTAACAATACGTTTCGTGTCATATATCTTAGGAATCAAGTCAATAATAATCTTACCTACAAACTGAATCGTATTTGCTTGTGCATCTTGGAAATGGAATGTTGCACGATTACCTTGATTAACACGCTTATCAATGGAAACACCTGACAACTCTTGGCTTTGCTCACCAAACGTCTGTTCGTATTGACCAGATGTCATCATCATTTCCATATTGGCAGCTTGCATACCTTCCATATATACAGGAGCACCCATTGGAGCTGGTGCTTTCTGTGGAGCTGGTACTGGATTGCCTTGTTCATCCATATGGTTGTATGGCAGATAAGCATGATTTTCTACGTTAGCAGTTGCCCAATAGTTTTCTAATCCTTCGATAGCTTCTACAGGTGCAACATACGGACTCTTAGATTGCAATGCACCATATTCAAGTGCAGCACTAGCATTATAGTTATATGCACGTTGAGCATCTTTCATATAACGCACAATACCTTTTCGGTCTAGTCGTTGCTCGATAATGACTTCTTCTCCTACTTGTCTAGCAATAGGAATGTAACTGCCAGGCCATATGCCTTTCTCCAAGACTTCTTGTCCACCGATTAAATACTTACGGATAACGTGCTTGTCAATCCTACGTCTGTCAATGCCTTCGCCACCTTGACGAATAATCTCATTAAACAACTTGCGTTCTTCAACAGTAATGTCTGACTCACGCATAAACCTTGTAGATCCATCGTCATTCGTAATGGAATATAACCATTCTTTACGAGTTTCTTTCTCAAAATATGTTGCTAGTCTTACTACGTCTTTAGTAATCCACATCTGATTGCCACTTGGACTTGTCGCAGGAAGTCTGACATTCGGATACTTTTTCTCAAAATCTCGTCTTGGCATATCTTCATAGATAAACGCAAATCTAGCATCTGAACCATCACGCTTCTTGATATGAGGATCGAGATAAACCGACATAGCATCTGGAATCTCTTTAATAAAAATTTCTTGGTCAAATGTAGAATCGTCTGCGTATTTGGTAATGACTTGAACATATCCAATACCACCACCAACTTGTTGTTCTGACGCAATATCATATGCAACTTTAGCATTTGACTTGTATTCGATATGACGGATTAAACCTTCATAGATTTGTGCAGCTTCATAACTTGCTTCGCCATTTGTCGGATGAACTTGAATACTTGGCTTGTTTTCCTTCATCTGATTAACAATCATTAACCAATGTGTATGTACCTTATTAATAGTAATCATTGGTTGCGTAGCCATGTGCCTTCTGGCTTTTACTGACGGCTCCCATTGATCCTGATTGTCCGAGTCAGCAAATAGAAAACGCATATCCTCTCTAAAGCGTTGACGAGTTGTTTGTTCCCAGTCTAAACAAGCCTTAAAGTTTTCGTGAGCTCGTTCGATAATGTCTTTTTCTCTATCTGCCATATTCTCTCCTACATCCAAGTACCACCATAATTACCATTTCTAGTCATCATAGGTCTTCTTATTGGTTGTTGTAATTTCTTTTCTACTCGTTCTCGCACCATGCCTGGAAACAACTCAGTCAGTACCCATATCCAAGCATCCATTCTGTTCGGAGATGAATTACCGATGTAACCTTGTGTCGAGAATCCAGCCATTTCATCTTCTAAATCAATAAATCGACCACAATGCCTAATTTTACCTTGTTCATACAAAAGTGCAAATGGTTCTGCACGAATTACTTTTCCTCTTGATGCACTTACGGCTTTGTATGGTGTTCTTGGTCTAGCAGACTGTATAACTTGCTCTACCATTGCTCCACCAAAGTTAGATTCTGCCAAGACTAAATCAGCTTTATGACGTTCAAATGCAGATGCTACGACTTTACCCCATGTTGATGGCCCAGCTTTAACCGTACAGTCTTCTAATAAATAAGCATTACCATCTACACCCAAAGCACCGACCACGATTCCAATTGCATCATTATCTGCATTATCAGTATCACCAGAACCACTTGGATCAACACCGACAAGCACACGCACAAAATCAGGTAAGCGTTCGTCTTCAACTCGCCATTTGTCAATATCTTCTTCTTTAAATAATTGATTTGGGTTCGCATCGGCAAACTCTCCTTCCAAGAACCTTTTTCTAAGTCTAGCACTTAAATTGTTCAAGGTTTCTAAGTAGCCATCCGATAAGTTTTCCTTATTGTCATACGGATTAATTTGAAAATGACAATAATCATGCTCATTTTTAAGTGGTAATTTGGTTTCTACATCCTTATGCTGAATGAATAATGAATAAGTCCAATGGTTTTTATTTGGAGGATTACAGTCAAAATACATTCTAGGTTTAAGTAAAGAATTGGGTTTGCCTTCAATAACCTGTTCAACTTTCTGTGCCAAACGAGTTATTGCTATACCTACAGATGGATACGGTATCTGGGAGCACTCATTTAAATAGATAGTTACAAACTCCATACCGAGAATCTTCTCAGTCCGTTCTTTATCGTCTAGTCCACCAAACCATATTTCAGAACCATTCGGCAAAGTAATAAACCAGTCAGTCTTATTGACTTTGTATTGAACATTGGGGAAAGCAAGTTCCATGACCTTTGGAAATGTGTCATAGATAATCGAGTTCTTTACCTGATTAAATCTAAACCTTAATATGGCATGACGGCTTTTAGGTGCTTTTAATGCTCTGACAATGATTTGTCTTACTAATAGAAATGTCTTACCTGATCTACTGCCACCAAATAACATGGCATAGGTAGAATCGCCATTGATGACATTTAAAGCGTCAACTTGTTTTCTATGGAGTTTCAAGCGTTTTCGTCTTGAGGTAATAGTTGAATGGTTAGTGGCTCACCGTCTGCACCTGTGAGTTCTTGCTTTACTGTTTCACTCCAACGCATTTGAGCTTTAGTCCACCAAATCATTGCAGTTGTATCTCCAGCTTGTGCTTTGTTGAATAGTGTATTAGCTATCTTAGAGCTTGCTTTTGCCTTGCCTACAATCAGTTCTGTCTTGTAATGCTTTGCAAGTGTCTTAGCTGTTATACCAATTAGTGCAGCGATTTGTTCTTGTGGCAGTCCTAGTCCACTTGATGTTTCTACAAGTTCTTTAAATGCCTCTGTTGGTTCGTGAGCAATCATAGTCTTTTCTTATCGGTAAATGAATTTTAATAGTTTAATACAATATCTAATTAAATCAAATACTTAATATTTTTTCACACTTTACTTATGTTAATTCACATCTTCTGTGATATTTTTAACTAATTGTGATTGTATCTTATCAGATAAGTTAAGTAACTGTTGTGCTAATTTCTCGCCATGTTGTCTTTCTAAGCGATTACTAGGTACAACTTTTGCCATTTCTAGCCAAGTTAGGTAGAACTCCATTAGGTCATCAAACATTTATTCTCCATATTTTTTACTGTTTTTTTCAAGTATTTTTACTTCTTTAGGATCAAATACTACAAAATTAGATGTGCCGCTTTTACCACGACTTCCTTGATCTAAATAACGTATACCTGTAATTCCAAGTTCATTTAACTTATTACTAGCTTTTACATTAGCATTAATAGGACTTGGAGTTCTTACATTTTCAAGTCCTGCAATACGGTTATAAATCATTTGTCCTAATTCATTTAAATCATAATCATTGCCTTTGGGACTATATAAATCAGGATCATATTTAGCTAAAGCATTTTGAACAGATTTTGGTTGTTGGCTTAATGGCTTATCCCAATCAAGCATATTAGGTATATCTTTATCAGGTATATCAACTTTATATAAGTTTCCTTCATGTTTTAAAGTTCCAAAATCTGATTTTTTATTAGTATTTTTTAAAATATCTAATGATTTTTGCCAATTAGATTTTAAATTTTCATCTGCATAACTAGGTGGATTTTTTAACCAACTTTCAAATTCTTCTTTGGCTTTTTTTAATCCTAATTTATCTACCATATGTGCTGCATGGTATTCAGGAGTTTGAGGAGTTAATTCTTCACCTTTAAAAGTTCTTCGAATATATAAAGAAGATCCATTAGCAGGTTCTAATTTTTGATATTCTTTTGCTACAGCAGGATTTTCAGCAAAATACATTCCATGACCATAAGCCTGTGCTCCTTCGCCAGTTCCTACTTTACTTATGTCAAATCCACCTTTAATTTCATGTGGTGTTCCATGATAAGCAATCATATTACCTATAGGCATATCTTTAGTAGCCAAAGGTAATGCTTTAGCAAAATATCCCATCGCTGGACTTAATAATCCACCGACCATTTCGTGTTCTTGACTGCCTTGATATGCTGGAGTTGCTCTAGGTACATATCCAAGTATTTCTTCAGTTGTTGGTGCAGTTCGATTACCAAATATTTGCTGCATTGTCTGTGGAGCTAATTGACGCAATAATGAGCTAGTATCTCCAATAGTGCCTGGCACTTGTGCTATTGATCCACGAGCTAATGACTCTAGTACGGCAGGAGCTATATTAGTTGTTCTTTGAGTTGCTTGTTTAACTTCTTGCCATGCTTTAGGATTAATTAATCCTTGATAAAGATCTCTAGCAGCTTGTCCTAAAGACTGCGAGCTGTCATCGACAGGTGCTCCACCTTGACTATATCCTGCAATCAAGTCCATCAAGGTAGCCATGTTTTACCTTAACTTGCTGGAGTTTCTATATTGCTTGCTACTGGAGCTGCTTCTGTAGTTTCTGCTTCAGCTTTATCTGCTTCAGTTTGTTTTACATGATTCTCAACATGGTTTTTAAAGTAGTCAACAAGTCCACGACTAAACTTATGTGGCACATCATCAAGATACTTTAATATTTCGTTGATTTGATCAATATGAAATGGTATTTGCATTTAACACTTCCAGTTCTTTAAAGATGCTTTGGCTCGTTCTGCTGGGCCTTTAGCGTGTTTAACAACTCCTTCCATTCTGGCACAAAAAGACTTCTTACGACCTTCGTCTTTTTTTGTCTTTGGATTTGGTGCAGGAGGCTTTAAATCACTTCCATTTTTAGCATTGTATTCAGCACGACCTTTAGCCGTCATTCCAGCACCTTTGTCGGTAGGATTGTACGTCTTACCTTTACCAGTTGTTTTGTGTGGTATCGGTTTGTCGTGCTTTTTCATTTCTTCTTAGCTTTTTTCTTTTCAGCTTCACGTTTTTCAGCGTACGCAATTGCTACACTTTGCTTAACTGGCTTGCCACTCTTAATCTCTGCTTTCACGTTCTTTTTAAACGCTTCCTTGCTTGTAGATTTAGTAAGTGGCATGATTATTGTCCGTGAATAATTGCTAAGTTCAATTTAACTGCTTCTGATAATGAACCACCAGAAATATTGTATAAGCTAATTGTTGCTACACCTGTACCAACATTAGATACAAATGCAGTATAAGTACCAGCAGTTGCAATACCACCTGATACGTTCACAATTAACACATCTCTTGCAGATAATAATGAATTGTTTAATGTAAAGCTAACAATTGCTCCAGCAGCCAAAGCAGCATTATTCATAGTAATTTGAATATTGCTTGAATTAGCAGTTACGGCAGTTGCTTTGCTAGTTAATTGAGTTACTGCACTTTCAGCAGCTAATGAATAACCTAATTGTTGATTTGCGAAACAAGTATCAAATACTGGATCGCTGACTGCTACACCTGTATAAGCCATAATTATTTTCCTTTAATCTTTTCAAGTTGTTTGATTTGACTAACTGCTATCTTTTTAGCAGCAGCTAGTCTAGTGCGATTTGCCTCGATTTCTTTAGCTCGCTGTAGTGTTCTTAAATCGTCTTCAGCTTGCCAACGCATATGTTCGGCAGTTTCTTTCGCTTCGGCATTAGCTAACTTCATCAATGATGGAGTTTTTCTAGTAGCCATTATCTGCCTTTGTTACCAGAAGAAATGTTCTTTTCTTTAGGCATTGGCACACCGTTTACACGCACAGGTTCGGCTTTTGGGCCAGCAGGAGGTTCAATCATTGGCTTAGTACCAATACGGCACTCGTCTGCATAATCAGCAGCACGTTGCAAATGACCAGGATCTCTTAATCCTGTTTTGCCTTCTTTATCTTTTTCCTTAGTTGATTCATACTTCATTTTTTTAGATGAATCGGACATATCTTTAACGTCATAATCTTTCATTTTATTTTCCTTTGCAAAGAAATCTCAACATGAGATAACTTAGTATAAATCAATTTTTACCATTCCACCAATATTTTCTGCTATTTCTATCGTAATTTTTTTAAAACATCTGTCATCAATCTCCAACGCTTCACACATACCGTCTAAACCTGATTTCATGCTTGCCAACATATTGTCCAAGTCCATATATCTACGATTAGGCTTATAAAAAATAATATGCATTTCTTTGTAATCCGATTTTGGTATATTTGCCATTTTGGTTAGCCAATAACAATCTGTCTTGTAAATTGCTTTTTTCTTAGCTTTTACATGAAAATGAGCACTTGAATTAGGATTTAACTCCTTATATGGCCAAGCAAATGTCAGCATTTCAATAATTCTTCCGTACGTTCAAGTAAGGTTTGCTCGTCAATTCCATAGCGAGCTTCAAATCCTTTTCTCCCAAGTCCGTGAACACCACTATTGCCTCTGTGATGTTCTGGACAGAGTCCAATGACATTTGCGAGCTTTCTTTTTCCTCCCAGCCGTCTGATATGATGGATTTCACATGGTGTATCATCGTAGCCAAGTACGGATTTACACAATATACATCCCAGTCTTGCAACTTTGCCATAATGCTCCTTTTCTGATTTAGTCATAATTTAAGTCCGATTGTGGTACAAAATATTTCTTTTCTCGTTCTTTATCGTAAGTTTTAAGATATTTGTTTTGTTTAGCATCTTTAGCATACATCCACCCACGAATTATATAAGTACCATTTAATCCTGTTAGTAAGTAAAACTTTCGATTATCAGGATCTTTAGGTTCAATTCTTAAATGTCCTGTTTCCCAATGTGTGCTACGAACATCTATATCGCCTACGTCTGGATTAGACCATGCTTGTTTACTCCAATAAACATTTAGATATTTTGCCATTGCACATTCAGTTAAAGCTCCTTCAATGTGTCTTTGCCATGCTAATTCAGGTTTTTCTCCTGAAAATGGCTTTTTCTTGGCTTTAATATCCTCAACTTGTCGCATAATACCTACTTGGGATGCTATCATTATTTCGGCAGGACTAAGTTCGATCTTCATTTGCTAACCTTTGGGCATAACTCTCAAGTTGCAAAGCAATATCGCTAATATCGACTGCAATTTCAT